TTCATTAAATCTATCGATAGGAACACCGATCAGAGTCGATGTCGTAAAATCAGTAAAAAGACCATCAGTATAATCTCCATCTTCAGCTGGTCCGATAGCTATGGATCCACCAGAAGAAGTATTTACATTTACAGTTACAACACTTCCTACAGCTGAGGCAGTGACCACAGCGCCCACAAAATTAATTGTAGTAGCAGCAGTAGTTACATCGACTCCTTCTTCTTGAACAGTTAATTCTGCTCCAACGTTTGTGAGGTTCGAACCATCGCCGTAAAAATAAGAGGCAGAAATATTGGCCGAAGCACTTATATCTCCCAATACTTCCAGAGTATTGCTGCTGGTATTAAATATAAGATTAGGAGAACCAGTTAATTCACTGTCTCCTTTTTTTAGCTGAATAGAACCAGTAGGACCTGCTGCCCCGGTAATTGCTCCACCTGCTACATATGCCCAGCCGAATTCAGCCATTTAAACCTCTCTATGAACCTAGAATCGTTGAAGCTGCCGCATAAAATACATCATCAGCATGCAGTGCTACACTGGTTTTAAAATAAACTCTATCAATTCCTGAAATATCAATAGCTTCAGCGCCTATTTTATACACAGTTGTGTTCGTTGCCGCTATAGTTACATTGGAGCCAGCTGAATCTTTTAAAACAAACCATTCCCCAAAAGCATGAATATAGCCATAAACAGTAATTGTTTTTGCTGTGTTTTGGCTCTCTGTCAAATAAAGATGCAGCGATTTTTGATTTTCTGTAGCATAGCCATCGGTTGCTGATGAAGGGTTACCTGTTGCTGTTGCAGCCTCAGTTCCGTGTGGGCCTGCTAAATTCTTGGGCTGTCTTGTTCGCCCCCAACTTGTATATTTGTGTACTGACATATTTTCTCCAAACTAACTTAATTAGTGTTTTTCTTCTCTTTTTGCTCTTTCTTTTTTCTTCGGGCAATAGCGCGCTGCTTTGCTCGCCTTTTGACATCAGAGCGTTTTTTGTGATGTCGTCTTTCTTTTATCTCTTCAATAAGACCAAGCTTCTTGATCTTTCTTGTAAATCTTTTTATTAAGCGTTCCCCGCTTTCATTTCTACGGGGACGAACTGTATGATTAGCAGCCATTAATCCTTTCCTGATAGTTTTTGCCAAATCTTTGCAGAGTGACCAGAGAAAATGCTTGAGATATCCACACCGGGATCATTAGGGGCAACACTGTCAAGTGGCCCTTGTCCTTGTCCGGCTCTCGGAGCAGGGGCAGGAGTTGTTCCTTCAAATAGATTGACACCATTATAAGCATCTTTTCCAATTGAATCTAACAGTTTACGCTTTCGTTCTTTCGCTTCTTGCAATTTTCTCTCTTGTCTCGCAAAGTTTTGTTTAGGTTGTTCGGTCTCCACAATTCGTTGAGAACCAGAGGTACCCTTCATAACTTCGCTTATAATAGTAGAAAGAGCGCCCTCTTCAAAGATTACCTCTTTGATGCACTCTTTAATTAGCGGCTTAAGCATATTTTTCAATTCGTTCTTTTTCATTTAATCCTCTAAAATCTTTTTAAATAAATCATCAACAATATTTTGTTTTGCTTCGTTGATTTTGTTCTCGTACATTCTGCTTTGTTCTTTAGGGTAAACAAAGGCATTTGGCGTTGATGGCTCAGAAACAATATCAAAACATATAAGTTCGAAGTCTTCTTGAACAACAATACCGCCACCCATTGACTCTTTTACAGATCCAAGGCCACGAGAAGATATTCCAAGCTTCACACCAGCATTAATTAAATCTTTAAGGATACGACCAGACGGCGTATCAAGAACTTTAATTTTACCCATAACATCTTTACCTTCCCACCATACATCTGTTACGATGTGAGAAACATTTTTAAGATTGATAACAGAATCATCAGGGTGATCAAGTTCACCGCAAGCACGATTGTCTTGAACAATCTTTTTATAGTTATCAACTTCTCGCTTCAAAACTTTAAATGGATAAGAGCGTCCGTTTCCATTCTTCTTATCAGCAGTTTGAATTCTACCAGATAGATAAAGAACACCATTATCCATTTCTCGCTTTTCTCGTTCGTTCAAAAGATCTCGGCAAATTCCGTCTTTGCAAAGTTCGTTAAATTCTGTTAATAATTGTTTAGGCATTAATTAGCTCCTGCTTTTTTAATAATTTAATATTCAAATTCATTATCTTTATTCTCTTCGCTTAGGTGAATATATTCTATTTCTTCCGAAGGTTTTTCTTGGTGGTATGGCACCCCTTTTACGTTTTGGTTGGTTTTTTCTTACAAGTCTCATTAGCATTGGTCTATTATCAACGGATACAACTTCATCAAAACCCTCTGATGCATCAACCTCCATATAAGCGTCAAACATTCTTTTAAAAGCAGCATGAGGGATGGTTTTGGACTTGCCCATTCGCTTAGCTGCTTCTGCTCTTTTGGCAGCAACTCTTTTAATAAATTCTTCTACGTTTTTAAACTGAAAAACAACAGCGATTTTTTTATAGTCTTGTTCTGAGCCTTCAATGGCTGCAAGAGCGCGTTTTCTGGCTCTTTGGTCCATATTAGTCATATCAATGACAATATCTTGTCCACTCGGTACAGCACCAGAAACTCTTTGATTAAACATTTTTTGAACTTTACCGTTGGCTTCCATGACTTTATCAAATACAGTTGCTTGCCAAGTCATCCAAGTTGGTGATTCAACGACATTGCCATATTTTTCATCTGCATCACCAACTTGAGCATCCTTTGGTGGTGCAGCAAACATATCATCATAAGTCCATCCATATTCAGAAGCGACTTGTTCAACAAGATCATCTCTATTGATAATATAGGGATCTTCAGAAAAGGTACTGTTGATCCATGTTGACTTTCCAACAGATGGCGGGCCAACAAGAACAAATATTTTTTTCATTTCTTCCATTTCTTCTTTCAAGAATCTTCTCCAAGACTCTATGATGAGTTTTGTTTTCATTTATATCTCCAAAAAAAATAAGCGGTCTCTCTCCGCTCGTGTCAGGACCCTGAGCAGCAACGGCGAACAGGTTGTAACATCCATTTTTTACTAATCATTTTTAACTCCATGTTTAAAACCAAAATCATCAACCAACATCGATAAAATGTATGATGTACCAGCAGAGATACATCCGCACAAAAATGCGTTAATTAATGAATATTCAAATGTAAATAGTTCGGTAAAGTCGTTTATCGCCCACATAAACACACCAACCCAAAAGCCCATGCAAAGAGGACAGTGAAATAATGTATTCCATTTCTTTGTGTAATCTTTCTCTGGTCTCAAGTCTTCAAAGATTTTCCCGTAGACGAGAATGAAAGTCATGCCATAACAGGCAAGAATAAAATGTAATGTTTCCACGTTAACCTCTAATTTAATGATTTATTAGCAAGTCTAGAATATATCTGTCCAAATCTCTGCATAGCAAAAGTAAGTACCCTTCTCTCAAAATCTGCTTTGTTTAAAAAATCATTTGATTCATGGTTTGCTTTATACTTCATCAATAAAGAAATACCAGCAGATCTATTAACTTTTTTCAAAGAAGAGTGAGAGACATTGCTTTTTTGGTGTCTTTTGTACGGAGTGTGACAATCATCTTCAGGAATTTCTGGTGTTTCTTTGCCGGTGTAATCAAATTCTGTGCTTTTTATTAATTCACCTTTATCATTTATTACACCAGTATCGGTTTTTCTTTTCTCAATTTGTGGACTATTAGAGAGTGAATTCCAAACTCTTTCTGCACCAGGTAGTGTTCCGGAATATTTATCTGATGTTAAGCCAGCATCATCAGGGATAGCAGCAAATGCGAGATCGTACATTTTTATACCATACCTAGGCTTTGAGCCTTCCGGAAAGTTGTCTCCTTGAAGCTCAGGTTCAACATAAACAGCAGAGACTTGAAATGTATTTGGAATACACTGCATCCTATCATCTCCGGGATCTGTTATTTGCATAACTGCAATATATCCAATTACATAAAAATCATCAACATATTTTTGTTTTCTATATAAAACAATGTGATGTTCTTCATCTCCATCAGACCATTGATACACACATTCTTTTTTTTCTAAATGTTCATCATCAAATGGTACTCTAGGTGCTCCTTCTTTGATTAAGAACTTTCGCCATTCGTTTAAGATCTTTTTCATCAGTACGTATACCTTCCATAAAGATAAGGAGCAAAAAGATTCTTTTGAAGAATTGAACCCTTTTCTTCCTCATGTGGAACCTCGCCAAGTTCTGTTGCATGTTCATCATCGGGATCTAACATAGCATCGTCCATTAGGTCATCGTGAGCTTCCATAAAATCCATCATTGGCTTTTCAGATTTTATCCATTCGTTTACAATATGAGTAGCTAAAACTAGAGGTTGCTTGATCTTTTTTTCTGCTTCAAGCATTTTTGCTTCCATAGAACCATAAATGTTTCCTCCTTGAATTGAATCATAAGACACAAGACCTTTTTTTCTAAGATAATCAAATAGTCTTGTTTCAGCGCCATAAACGTCATCAGTTAACATATCTTTGGCAAATGCAACAATCTTTTTTTGTTCTTTTAGGATCATGATATCAATATCTTTATGTCCGAATATCATGATATCTCCATTGATAGCTTTTGAGAAATTTAAACTATCTTTGTTTGTTTTTTTGTTGTCATTGATCTTTATTCCAACAGTAGGTTTGATATTAACACCAACATCTTTTGTAATACCTACATCAACTTCACCAGCATCTCTCTCAGCTGGGGTCCTAACGTCTACGTCAACCGGTTTATTAACATTGATTTTTACCATTATATTTCCTCCACCAAATCTTGGATATAAAATAGTTTTTTGACAAGTTTCTCATCAAGAGGTTTTTTACTAAAATCTTCCAAAACTACCGAGACTTTTTGGAGTTTTTCACGTTTTTCTTCGGAAAAGGTGTCCTTACCGCTTGAAAGTTTTTCGGAGAGTTTTTGCTTTAAATTTCCGACTTCTTCGTTAACAAATGATTTGAGTCCAAGGCCATTATCGGAGAACGAAACAATATAGTTTGTGAGAAGCTTCTTTTGATTTTCTTTCAAAGAGTTTTTATAAGTATCGTTAAACTTGTTGACAAATGTTTTGTATGTAAGATTATCAATGTGTTTCATTTCTTTCTCTTGTGTCTCGGAAGGAACAAGCAAAGCTTTTACTTTTGTCTCAACAATAAGACGAGATTTGGCGTGTGGAATATTATCTTGAAACCAAGCGCCAACTGTGGCGATATCTTTGTAGTTAGGAACAAAGTTTTTAAATACATCTGCACCAAGCTGCTGATTTATCTGTGTTATAACTTTTGTTTGAGCGTTAAAAACAGATTTGCGATCAATAGCTTTATAGTCTTTCTTAGTCTCAACAAGAAAACGGTCTGTAAAATCTTTTGTCATCTTATCTTTGTTCTCTAAGATAGATTTGTAGAGTTCTAAATCTCTATGTAATGGAGAACCGCTTTTAAAGTTCTCTTTAATTATTTTTACAATCTTTGCTTTTCGCTCTTCTTGCTGTCGAACAACAGCTTTTGTAAGTTCCTTTACAAGAGATTCGTAAAGAAAAGCGGTATTTCTTTTCTTATTGTGTTTCATTGTTGTCTCCTAAATTTCACCACGTTCTTTTTTCAATCGTTTTAGCGCTCTTTTAGCTTTTATTCTTTGAAGGTCTGAAGCTGGACTCGGTCCAAATCTGCCTTTATTTTTTTTCTCTAGTTCACTTGCCTCTTGTTCAAGCTGCGCTGTTCTCTCTCGGACACCTTCTAATGCTTCCTCTGTGCTGGAGGGTTCACGACCAAAGAACATTTTATATAGAGCATATGCTGCACCAGCTCCTATCATTATAGTATATGGATCAGCTTCCATTTCCATCAAATCCATTTCTTCTTTAATTATCTGTTTAATTCTGCTCTCAGTCAATTTCATCTTCTTTTACCTTCTTTAATAAACTTTCAATCAAGTTATCAACTTGCTTTGATGTTTTAAATAGTTTCTCTTCTTCGGTTTCTCTGGTCTCCGTAATTCCACGAGCAAGAGAATCTAATCCACCAAAACCAGATTTACCTTGAAAGGTTGTCCTATATGTGTTTCCATATTCTCCAGTGGCTTGGTTTTTAAAATGTTTTTTTCTTCCACCTTTTGAATATGAAGTTTGATGACGCTTATATTTGCCACGCTTATATGTTGGCTCATCGTCTCGTTTAGCGGGTGGTTCAGCCAGGAGAACGTCGTCATTTTGATCACCCCCTTCGGCACCAGGGCTCTCGTCCCCAGCAGCCTCGCCTCCGGCATCACCACCTAAATCTAATCCACCAGCATCACCGCCAAGATCAAGTCCGCCGCCGGTATCTCCACCTAAATCTAATCCACCCCCAGTGTCCCCACCGCCGAGGTCACCACCTTCGGCAGGAGGCTGTGCAGCAGCCTCAAGGCTAGCGCCAAACTTCTTATCATAAAACATTTCGCGTTGCATACGAACAAACTCTTCGTCTGAAAGGCCAAAGAGATTCTCGGCAACCCAGCGTTTGGAAAAATATCCTTCTGTTGCATTTCCAGCAACAGAGAATTTCTTATCCCAGTGTTCAAGTTCTTGAAGTTCAGCAATCTTTGATGGATTGTTTAACTGTAATTTAAAACAAAGAAGATCATCATTACGGAAACCCATGGTGAATAGGTGAATAATTCCAATCTTCTCAAGTTCAGCAATAACAACTCTCTGTAATCTTTGAATTGTTCTTGCGAATCTAATATCTTTTTGTGCAAGTGTTGTTTTGTCTTCTTGTGCTCCTTCTCCCATTGTAAGATAGGACTGAGGTATTTTAAGGGCGGAGAACAACTTATCTCTAAGATACTTCACATCTTCAATTGTTGCGGTCATGGCTCCACCTGGCAAGTTAGTGATATCCGTGTTTGAGGTTCCACGGATAGGAATATAATAATCTTCTTCAATTGATAGAGGATTGTATCTTAAATCAAGCCGACCCGTTTTCGGATCCACGACTTGATGACGCTTCATTTGAGTCATAACCTTTTGCATATATTGTTCGACATCTTGAGGAGGAATATTGCCGACATCAATTTTAAACACGCGTCTTTCAGGAGCGCGTACAATTCGGTATGCCATCATAGCGTCTTCAAGGAGAGTAAGTTGCCTCCAGATTCTTCTCGCTGGTTCCAATACAGATGTTCCATATGGAGCATGCTTATCATTGCCGAGAATACGAAAGTGCGCCATCTGCCAGTTTTCAAGTGTCATACCGGCTGAATTCCACTGAAATTGTACATAGTTAGGATTGGTTTCATCTTCGCCTTCTAAACGCTCAATTTCTTGTGGAGGAAGTCCAATACAAGCACGAATGCCTGCTGCTTCTTCGATGTCCAGATAAAGAAAAAGATCTCCGTATTTACACATTGTTCTACACCAACCAAACAGATTATGTTCAATATTAAGAACATTGTGATAAAGATTTTCCAAAATTGTTTTGATTTCATCATTTGGGCATTTAATTCTTAGCATTTCCTGTAAAGACGAATGAGTTGTCATTTCATCAGCATAAATATCTAAGGATGATGCACATTCAGGAGTATATTCCATTTGATCAAAGTCTACATAACGCTCTGCTCTATTTCGGTTTGATATCATGTTAACGGTCATGATATTCATTGGGTTATATTCCTGTTTCTTAAACTGTTTTCCAGAAGCAGAAGTGAAACGAGAAGCATAAGCATCTAAGTGTCGTCTTCTTAGAGCGCGGCCTTGTTGTGTTCTTCTTTGAGTAATCGGGCCAGAAAATAATCTTGTTAACGAGCGAAAAAGACCATTCTCCGGATTATAGGGATTCTTCCCTAGGTTCTTCTTTCTATTAGCCATTTATTATCCTTTGAATATCCATGCAAAATTTCTTGCTTTATTTAATTCTTCTTTATATTTAGTTTCGAAATCAGCATTATACCCATCTTGTCCTTTTATGGTTGTGTTCATAACACTCTTTTTCATATACATCCCATCTATCATGGCTTTGCGATATTCAAGATCTTTTTGTGATACTTCAAGTGCTGTGTCTCTTACCCAACACATAATAGAAAGACACATAATAATATCGTCATGATAAGATCTCATAGCTTCTGGCTTGCCATTATTCCATATAAATGTTCTGAATTCATCGAACGCTCTTGCCGATGGTATCTTGATAATTTTATTTCTAATAAACTCTTCAAGCTTTGCTACAATAAGAGGTCGTGTCTTGGTAGATGTTGTAAAACCTCCCACAGCATTATTCATGAACTCACCTTGTGAAGCATCAACAAACTCGTGCGTTCCTTTTACAGAATAATAAAGGTTTTCATATCCTAAGTCTTTAAGCTTCTCAAATACAGAAATACCAATACCATTGTTCTCAACAACTAGAAGGCACTTGCCATATTCCATTCCTGCTGAATATAGCATTTGGGCATACATATCAAGTGAAGGTTTACCTTGATACTCAGCAACTATCTCCATTTTGCCAACGTCTAATACATGAAATACAGAGTTGTCAGCGCCATCGCCTCTAGCAACATCGGCAACAAGAAGGT